GTTTGCGTGGGGTCCAGTCAATGAAGTGGTAACTGTATCTGATGAAACTCGTCTTGCTGATCGTTTTGGTACACCAACGTCAAGCAACTATGAATACTGGTTCTCTGCGGCAAATTTCTTAGCTTACTCAAACGCATTACGTGTTGTTCGTTCAGCGAACACTGGTTCAACATATAATGCAACTGCAAACGGAAACGCAATTCTTATTGAAAATCAAACGGATTATGAAACAAATCATTCAACATCAAACACAAGTAATGGTCCGTTAACTGCAAAATATCCTGGAGACAGAGGAAATTCTTTAAAGATTTCTATGTGTCCATCTGCAACAGCATTCTCATCAAATCTTACTGCACTAAACGCAGTAACATGTAATGCTACATCTGCTGGTGCAACAACAATTAATGTAACAGGTACACCAACAACTGGTCTTGTTGTAGGCGATTTAATCTCTTACGATGCAGGCGTATCATACGTTCGTGTTGCAAACGTTTCTGCAACATCAATTGGTATTGGTACAGCAGTTGGTTCTGCTGGTATTGTTGCAGGAACAGCGATTCTACGTAAGTGGGAATATGCTGACCAATTTGGTATTGCACCAGGTACATCAGACTACGCAACAGATAACGGTGGTTCAGGTGACGAACTTCACGTTATTGTTATTGACGAAGATGGTAAATTTACCGGTGCTTCAAACACAGTTCTAGAAAAATGGGCATTCGTATCTAAAGCTTCAGATGCTAAGTCTGCTGATGGTTCAACAAACTATTATAAGAACGTTATCAACGATAAGTCAAGATATGTTTGGTGGACAAGTCATCAACCAGGTGGTACAAATTGGGGTAGTGCTGCAGCAGGTTTAACATTCACATCAGTTACTTCACCATTTACAGCATCTCTATCTGGTGGTGCTGATGGCACAATCGGTAATTCTGATCTAATCAATGCATATGGTCAATTTGAGAATCCAGATTCAGTTGATGTTGGATTAATCATCTCAGGTCCAGGTAATCAAACAACAGTAACAAGTCTAATTTCTCTAGTAGAAAATCGTGGCGATTGCGTTCTGTTCATCTCTCCAGAGAAAGCAGACGTTGTTGATAACGCAGGAGATGAAGTAACAGATATCGTTGCATACCGTAATGTACTTGCATCATCTTCATACGTTGTAATGGATTCTGGTTGGAAATATCAGTACGACAAATACAACGATGTATATCGTTGGATACCTCTAAACGGTGACGTTGCAGGTCTATGTGCTCGTACAGACTTAGAACGTGATCCATGGTACTCACCAGGTGGATTCTCACGTGGTCAGATCCGTAACAACATCAAGTTGGCATGGAATCCAACTAAGTCAGAAAGAGATGATCTGTATGTTAAAGGTGTAAATCCAGTAGTTACATTTGCTGGTGAAGGAACAATTCTATTCGGTGACAAGACTCTGTTAGAAAAACCTTCTGCATTTGATCGCATTAACGTTCGTCGTTTATTCATCGCACTGGAAAAGACAATTGCTCGTGCCGCACGTTCTTCTCTGTTTGAATTTAACGATCAGTTTACAAGAGCTCAGTTTGTTTCTATCGTAGAACCATATCTACGTGATGTAAAAGGTCGTCGTGGTATTACCGACTATCGTGTGGTTTGTGACGAAACAAATAACACAGCGGAAGTAATTGACCGTAACGAGTTTATCGGTGACATCTATATTAAACCAGCACGTTCAATCAACTTTATCCGTCTGAACTTCGTTGCAGTTCGTACTGGTGTAAGCTTTGAAGAAATTGTTGGAAGAGTCTAATAAATAAAGTATAAACAGGAGATATTAAATGGCATTTTCAGTAAATGAATTCCGCTCTCAAATGCAAGGTGACGGCGCTCGCCCGAATCTATTTGAAGTTACTATGCCTTTTCCAATTTTTTCTAATCCAGCAAACGCACAGAATAAATTAACATTTATGTGTAAGACTGCACAACTACCAGGGTCACAGATTGGTGTTGTGCCAGTTCAATACTTTGGTCGTGAACTGAAGTTTGCTGGTAATAGAACATTTACGGATTGGACGATTACGATTATTAATGATGAAGATTTTGTTGTTCGTAACGCATTTGAGCGTTGGATGAATAATATTAATAGTCACGCTACAAACATTCGAAATCCTGCAGCGTTGCTGTTAGGTTCATATGCAGTTGATGCGAACGTTACACAGTTCGGCAAAAAAGGTAATGAACTTAAAAAGTATCGATTTGTAGGTTGTTTCCCAACTGATGTTTCTCCAATTGATGTTGATTGGGGTTCCAACGATGCGATAGAAGAATTTACAGTTACTCTATCATATCAATGGTGGGAATCAGTTGAGGATGGTGTTGTTTAATGAGGAATAGGGGGCAACCCCTATTCCATTTTTATAGAATGAGAGGCACCTAAAATAGCTATTAAATTATTCGGATTCACATTAGGGAAACCAGACATTGTTCAGGATCAAAGACCTGAACAACCGACGTTTACCCTTCCTACTACTGCACTCGATGATGGTGCAGTCACTATTACATCCAATGCTTATTACGGTACATACGTCGATTTAGAAGGCGCAGTTCGTAATGAGTTGGAGTTAATCACACGTTATCGTGAAATGTCCAACCATCCAGAATGTGAAATGGCAATTGATGAGATTGTCAATGAAGCCATATCACATAGTATTGATGGACAAGTTGTTGATGTAATCACTGATAATGTACAACAACCAGAATCGATCAAGAAGAAGATCCGTGAAGAATTTAAAATGATTCTTTCCATGTTGAACTTCAACAATCTTGCAGACGATTTATTCAAACGTTGGTATATTGATGGTAGAATATATTATCACGTTGTTGTTGATGAAAACAATCCTAGAGAAGGTGTAAAAGAATTACGTTACATTGATCCACGCAAAATTCGTAAAGTACGTGAAGTTGCAAAAGAACGTGATCCTAAAACTGGCGCAATGATTATCAAATCTATTGCCGAATATTATGTGTACAATGATCGTGGTACATCCACACAAACATATACTGCACAAGTAAATACTGGTGTTCGTATTGCACCAGAATCAATTATCAATGTCAATTCTGGATTGACAGACGCAAAGAATACATTTGTAATTTCCTATCTACACAAAGCAATCAAGCCTCTTAATCAACTTAGAATGGTTGAAGATGCGATTGTTATCTATCGTATTTCACGAGCACCAGAACGTCGAGTATTCTACATTGACGTAGGTAACTTACCTAAAGGTAAAGCGGAACAGTATCTACGTGATGTTATGATTAAGTATCGTAACAAGATGGTCTACGATGCTAACACTGGCGAACTGCGTGATGATCGTAAGCATTTATCGATGTTGGAAGACTTCTGGCTACCACGCCGCGAGGGCGGAAAGGGAACAGAGATTACTACTCTGCCAGCCGGACAAAATCTTGGGGAATTAGAGGACGTAAAGTATTTCCAAAAGAAATTACTTCAATCGCTTAATGTTCCTTATTCACGCTTAGAACCACAACAAGGTGGTATGATAGGGCTTGGTCGTGTATCAGAAGTTACCAGAGATGAAGTTAAATTCTCAAAGTTTGTTGCAAGACTACGTAACAAATTCTGTCAGATATTCGACGATGCTTTGAGAATTCAACTTGTGTTAAAAGGTATATGTACACAAGAAGAATGGGAACAGATTAAAGAAGAAATTACCTACGACTTTAAACGTGACAACGACTATATTGAAATGCGTGATGCAGAAGTATTGCGTGAACGTTTGAATCTGGCAATTACTGTTGATCCATTTGTTGGCAAATATTATTCTGTTGATTGGGTAAAGAAAAATATCCTACGTCAAACAGAAGATGAATAGAAACGATGGCTGAACAAATGGAACAGGAACAACAAGGTCCTATGTTGGCACCACCTCCAGAGATGCCACCACAAGATAATGCACAAGATACTAGTGGTATGGAATCACCTAC